GCACTTTTGGTAGTGGTCTACTTACCACCATGGTAAGTTTGTTTGCAAATGCGTAGGAGGCATAGATGTCAGATGGCAATTTTAACCCATAAATCAAAGAGAAAGCGTTTTGAATGGCACGACGAGAGGAATCATCAGCCATAACTGGCAAGATGAGCTTTTCTACAGCAGCTAATGCTATTTGAGTATAAATTGAAAAACTAGGATTACAGTCAATAAACAAAACATCGTACTCATCATTTAGATCTTTAATCAGATCATTAATCCAATCAATGATGCTTACCCATGCATTTGTTCCAGGAATCTGCTGATTAGCAAGAGTGTTGATAGCGTTTGCTTGAAGCTCAAGAAGCGGGTCTCCGCATATCAGTGATATATTGGCTGGAATATGTTCGTTGAATTTTTTTGGGTGCGTCAAATAATCGTGGGCATCAAAAATAGGTTTTTGATAAGGCGTCGGTAGGCGCATTTGGAAGTAACCACCCAAAGTACATCTATTATTTATATCATGCCTGGTCAATAAGTTTATGCTTCCATTACCGATTAATCCCCCAAGGAAAAGCTCTGACAAGTTTGCCTGTGGGCACACATCAATAACCAACACGCGCTCAAGCGGGTGAATTTCTGCATATCTGCAAATGGCTTGAAATGACAGGCTTGTTTTCCCTGTTCCTCCCTTGTTGTTCCATATAGCATATTTCTTCATCATAAACTCCTGGTTATCGATGTCACCAATGGTTAATGCTTTACCGTTGGTAAGTTAGTTAACCAAGAGTGACATGGTAAACCAAATAGATCAAGTCTTTTGGTAAACTGTTTACCATTGGTGACATCGATAACCGAAAAAAAGGCCGCATTTCTGCGACCTATTTCACACAATCACTGTTACCCAAACATCCCTTCAGTCCATCATCACCCGAATATCTCATCAGGCCACTGGCTGGCTACAACCTTACCTACAACCCTGCATTGCTCGTTACACGGCATTATTGGGAACTGAGGGTTTAGCGGTTGTAGGAATACTTGTCCACTGTCTTTGATGAGCTTCTTAAAAGTGAACTCATCACCACATAACCTTGCAATGCAAAAATCACCTGGGTCTACAGGATCTTCTGGGTCTACAAGAATCAGCATTCCTTCAGGAAAGCTTGGTCGTGATCCCGCTGGAGCCGTCATTGAGTGACCTTCAACTTCAAGCCAGAAAGCTGCCTCACTGGCCTTTTTGGTTGTGCTTACCCATCCCTCAGCATCTCGTTGAGTGAAAGTTCGAAATTCTGGTGTAAACATTCCAGCCTGAACATGAGAGAAGAATGGGTATTCAAATTGAGGTTTAACAGGCTTTTGTTCTGTTGACTCGCCAACGCTAAAGGTTCCGTCAGCGTTGAACCTCGCGTCTGTAACGCCAAGATATTGAAATATAGCTCCAATTTCTTGTATTGATGGGTTCCTTCTCCCGTTAAGCCAATGACTAACAGCACCTTTGGTTACACCAAGGTGTTCAGCAACTTTATCCTGACTCAATCCAAGCTGATCAATCCTTTGCTTCGCTATGTCATACCAGTTCATTTTCATCCTTAAATTATACAATTTGTATCAAACAAGAACAGTCACAATTCGTAAACTATGTATTGCGATATTGAATACGATGTGTATACTTATTGGTAAGGAGGAGCTTATGAATAATATTCGCAATTTTCGCGAGCGCTTCGGTTTAACGCAGGAAGATCTTGCGAAAGTACTCGGTTGTACGCGTGGTGCAGTTTGTCATTACGAGACAGGCAGAAGGGGAATGGATATCAATCTTTGTCGCGCTTTTATCAATGCGTTCATCAATCTTTGTCGCGCTTTTATACCCACAACTAACTATTAACTACAGGAAATACTAAGTAATGGAACTCACAAATCACAGCAAAAAGATACGCGAAGTGGAAACAGAGCTTCGCGCCCGACTCGTATCAATGGGTCAGACAAATTTCGCAAAGATGGCGGGATGGTCTGATTCAAAAGTAAGTCGCCTGAACATTCAGGATATGGCTGTGACGTTCGTTCTTCTGGAGAAGGTATGGGAGACGAGCTTAATCAGGGAAGTAGCAAGGCAGGCAGTGGAAGCTGTGATGCCGGGAAATAAAAAACGCCCGGTGTGCAAGACCGGGCGTTCTGAGCAAATACAGATGGAATTTTAACAACGTCCAACGAGGTAATTATATGCGAAACAAAGGCTTTAATCCACCTGATACACACAAAGAAGTTAAGCGTTTGCGCTTCCTTCGTTCCATTGATGAAAGAACTCAAATCTCTTTTGTGAAAGTTGCCAGAACTGAGCTTCTGAAGGCTGAGGCTAGGGCGTTGCTCCCGTCTCTACCAAAAGAGGAGGGATATACGTTCATTCCAAACGCATTTCTGGAAAAGCTGCTCAAAGAAGACATATCCGTAAGTCAGTTTAACGATGTTCTTAAGGTCTTTCGTCAAGGCAGGTAGTTATGAGCAATACAGCAAAAATCTACGATTTCAGCGCCGCACACGAGCGCAGGAGCAACAGGATGGAGAACCAGAAAACTGGTTACATTCCGTTGTACCGGAGCATTCTGAAACAGTCATGGGCGAAAGATGTTTATCTTCGCACCCTGTGGGAAAACCTTCTCCTGAATGCTGCCAGAAAGCCACACAAAGCGAATTTCAAAGGTCATGAATGGCATCTGCAACCCGGTCAACTGGTTGTGACAGCAGCTGATTTAGGTCTTCAGTTATGCGACAGGCATGGCAAGCCAGCAAGCCGCGATCAGGTTGAGCGGATGCTTCAGGTTTTTGTGAAAGAGGGGATGATCACCATTGATGGAGAGAAGCAAAAAGGTCGTGTGATAACCATCACAAATTACCATGAATATGCTCAAAAAATGGACAATTCACCCGCACATGAAGCCGCACAAACAACCGCACATCATGAACAAGAAGGTATTAACAAGAATATAAATAATACCCCCCTACCCCCCAATGGGGGAGGCGATGGGCAGGTTAAACCTGAACGTCGCAAGGCAGAACGCATCGACTACGAATCCTTCCTGAACGCCTACAACACCGAAGTCGGTGACAGACTGCCACACGCTGTTGCGGTCAACGAGAAACGCAAACGCCGCCTGAAGAAAATCATCCCGCAACTGAAAACGCCAAACGTGGACGGTTTCAGGGCGTATGTCAGGGCGTTTGTGCATCAGGCCAAGCCGTTTTACTTCGGAGACAACGACACGGGCTGGACGGCTGATTTTGATTACCTGCTGAGGGAAGATTCGTTAACGGGAGTTCGGGAAGGGAAGTTTGCAGACAGGGGGATTGTATGAGACAGGATATCGAGGCGAGCGTTATCGGTGGATTGCTGATTGGCGGATTAACACCAACCGCCAGTGACGTTCTGGCAACGCTGGAGCCTGAAGCATTCTCAATTCCGCTCTACCGGAAAGCTTTTGAAGTTATCCGAAAGCAGGCCAGAAACAGGAACCTGATTGATGGACTGATGGTGGCCGAGGAGTGCGGGGATGAATACGCAACGGCGGTGATGATGACTGCGCGGTCATGCCCCAGCGCTGCAAACCTGAAAGGTTATGCCGGAATGGTTGCAGACAGTTATCAACGGCGTCAGGTTTTACAGCTACTGGATGAGATGCGGGAGCCCATCAGTAACGGCACGCTGGATGCTTCAGGCAGCGCGATGGACGAGCTTGTAAAGCGCCTGTCAGCCATCAGGAAGCCGCGTAACGAGGTTAAACCTGTGAGACTGGGGGAAATCATCAATGACTACACTGACACGCTTGACAGGCGTCTGAGGAACGGAGAAGAGTCGGATACCCTGAAGACCGGAATCGAAGAGCTTGACGCTATCACCGGAGGGATGAACGCAGAAGACCTTGTGATTATTGCTGCTCGTCCTGGTATGGGTAAAACCGAACTGGCGCTAAAGATAGCCGAAGGCGTGGCAAGCCGTGTTATTCCTGGTTCTGACGTCCGGCGCGGCGTGTTGATTTTCTCGATGGAAATGAGCGCCATTCAGGTTGTTGAGAGAGGGATTGCCGGCGCAGGAATGATGTCGGTCAGTGTGCTGCGTAACCCGTCACGTATGGACGATGAAGGATGGGCGAGAGTTGCAAGTGGGATGAAGTTGCTGGCAGACCTGGATGTGTGGGTAGTTGACGCATCACGTTTGTCTGTCGAAGAAATCAGGTCCATCGCCGAACGCCACAAGCAGGATCACCCGAATCTGTCACTGATTATGGCTGACTATCTCGGGCTAATTGAGAAACCAAAAGCGGAACGTAATGACCTCGCCATAGCTCATATCTCCGGAAGCCTTAAGGCGATGGCGAAAGACCTGAAAACTCCAGTTATCTCATTAAGCCAGCTCTCCCGCGATGTTGAGAAGCGACCAAACAAGCGCCCGACAAACGCAGATTTGCGTGATTCAGGAAGCATTGAACAGGATGCAGACTCAATCATCATGCTTTACCGTGAAGCGGTGTATGATGAGCATTCCCCCGCAGCACCATTTGCAGAACTTATCGTCACAAAAAACAGGTTTGGATCACTTGGTACTGTGTATCAACGATTCATTAACGGACATTTTCACAATTGCGACCAGGAAGAAGCTAAACGGGCATCAACCAGCAAGACAACACAAGGTAAACGATACGCAAAAGGAGCAGATGTATGACGCTTAAGAAATTTGATATTGATGAGTATATTGCGCAGGAAGAAGAGTTAAATAGCGCAATTAAAATTGAAGATAATCATATAGTTATTAGGATACCAGATAACGACTTCAATGAGGTATATGACATTCCGCTAAGCGATCTGGTAGATGCCGCTGGTATTGTGGAATGGATTTTTCATCTTGCTGAAAAACAATGGATTAACAGACATATGCTTAGAAGGTTTATTAAAATTGCAAGTGCTCACGCTGGCATAAAACTTTAAATATTTGCGGGGGAACCATGAAAGACATCGTAAAAGTAATAAGTTCTAGAGTTGAGCTTAAGGTGCAAGGCAAAAATTTCATTGGCTTATGTCCATTTCACAATGAGAAAACCCCGTCTTTTATTGTTAACTCTGCCAAACAGACATTCGAATGCTTAGGTTGCGGTTTCAATGGCGACGCTGATGACTTCATTGAAATGTACAACATTCTGAATGATGGGTTAAGCATCATTACTAATGATGAGATTGATAAATTTACAGGTTCGACGCAATGAACAACCAAATAATAACTGAAATGCTTTTGAATCCCCGCTTCATTGCTGTTTTGAACAGATGTATCGACGAAGAAGAATTAATTATTCAATTCGAAAGGCTGTCAGGAGTAAGCCGACCACCAAAGAGGCAGCATCCAGTAGAACTGATGGTTGATAAAGCGACAGGATTTTATGATGAGCAGTGGAAACTGTTTTTTGAAGCATTTATCCCGTTCGTCTATGAGTTTATATGGCTCACATGGAGAGACCGTGACAATGAGGAGTACTGGCAATGACCATCTACATCACTGAGCTAATAACAGGCCTGCTGGTAATCGCAGGCCTTTTTATTTGGGGGAGAGGGTAAATGAAGGATTTATTAGTAACGCTAAATGTCGGTTTAAGCCTTCTTGGTTACGCCTACATTATGTTCAAAACAGGCCAGTGGATTATTACAAATACACTTAAGCAGTGGGATAAGCGTAGAAAAGTGTCAGCAAAGCAGAAGGCGGTTGATGCGCTATATGAAGCATACGAACTGGATAAGGTAAGCGAAGGAGATACTGTAAAAGTGGCGACAAAAGAAGGTCTGGTAATCATGATTTGCAGACATGAAAAGACTAACACCCCAGCACGCTGATGGAGATGAATGAGGAGTACGTTGTCTCAATTGATTAATGCCGATCTGGAAGAATCAGGTGCACGGCATTATCGCTACTGGAAAGCTTCAAGACTTCCGATTAGAGAGCGATACAAGCGCAGGCATAAACCAAAGAGCAGGCCGCGAGACAGGGTGCTTAAGCGCCTCATGCAGATAAACATGTCGCAGTTTACTAATTTCACCTGGTTCAAGCGGTGATGGAGAGGAATATGGACGAATCAAGAAAGCAGTTTGAAGAGTGGTTTAAAAACAAATATCACGTTTCAAGTGACGTGATGAAGATTATGCATATCAAGGTCGAGATTGCATGGGAGGCGTGGCAGGCATCGCGAGCAGCTATTGAACTGGATATCGACTGGCCCGAATCGAATGACGACTTTTGGAGAGATGGTGAAGAAGGTGCTTATGCGATGGGTTATGAGGATGGGCGTGACAAAACGGTAATTGCAGTAATGAAAGCTATCAGAGCCGCTGGAATTAAAGAGAAGAATTTCGATGAAGCAAATATACATGCTTCGCAACGAAGCAATCAGAAATAACGCCATAGACGCAATACTATCACTACCCATCGACGACAAGTCACCCCACGAAGTCCACGTCAAAGAACCTAAGCGAACCAAAGCGCAGAACGACCGTATGTGGCCGATGCTTCAGGACGTTTCCCGTCAGGTGCTATGGCATGGTCAACGACTGTCTCCAGAAGACTGGAAAGACATCTTCACCGCGCTGTGGCTCAAGACTAAAAAGCTGGAGCAAAGAAGCGTACCCGGTATTGACGGCGGTGTTGTTCTTCTTGGGGTACGTACCAGCAAAATGAGGAAGGCCAGCATGACAGAGCTTATCGAAATCATGTTCTGGTTCGGATCAGAACGTAACGTGCGATGGAGTGATGATTCCCGGCGTGAGTATGAATGGTCACAACGAACAGGCAGGGCAGCATGAGACGACAGCGACGAAGTATCACCGACATCATCTGAGAAAACTGCAAATACCTGCCAACGAAACGCTCCAGAAATAAACCCAAGCCAGCACCAAATGAATCAGACGTAAAAACCTTCAATTACACGGCTCACCTGTGGGATATCCGGTGGCTAAGACATCGTGCGAGGAAATGACAATGCTTTTAATTCAACCAGGATTTGGCCTGAGCATCAAAAAAGGGCACATGTTTGGCGAGAAAGAGTCTCAACGAAAAATGGTGTCTATCCGGTTGCCATTTATCAGTATTTATTGGCTAAACAGGGAGGCAACAAATTATTGGTATACATGCGCGCGTGCCGCATTTAATGACCCTGACTGGTTTATTGAAAACCATCATGCAGTTCGTCAGGCGAAACGAAAATCCACCATAACAAAAATGAAAGCGTATCGGGACGCTTGGGAAGAACATAGAAATCGATACCAAAAGGACATTGAAAAGCTGGAATCAGAAAACACTGAGCTAAAACGAAGACTAGGGGAAGCGAAAAGGGATATTGATGCCTATAAGCGGCTTGTAGGTGGTGATAGCCATGCTTAGCCCAACTCAAATCATGCAATACCAGAAAGAAAGCGTCGATCGAGCTTTAACGTGCGCTAACTGCGGTCAGAAGCTGCATGTGCTGGAAGTTCACGTTTGTGAGCACTGTTGCGCAGAACTGATGAGCTATCCGAATAGCTCGATGCACGAGGAAGAAGACGATGAATAGCGTCAAGCCATATTCACCGAGGGAGCAGGATTACATCAGGCGCGTCGCCGGTAAGGTTCCGGCAGAAGTAATGGCGGCGGCACTTGGCAGAACCAGAAACAGCCTGGTTAACTGGGCTAATCGACATGGAATAAGCCTGAGGGTTCCTTACGGAATACTTAAAAAGCACTGGCCTGAATATGCTGAAAAAATGACAAAAGGGGGACGCAATGGCACTAAAGAGAGATAAGTTTGATGACGTTTTCTCCCAACTGGTGAGGGAGCGAACGGACTGGATCTGCGATTACTGCGGACGAACATTCCACCACGAAAGACAAAAACTCCACTGCTCCCACTTCAAATCCCGACGACACAAAGCAACCCGATACCATCCCTATAACGCCTTCGCCCACTGCATTGGCTGTCACCGAAAACTCGAAGAGGACCCATACGAATTCACCGCGCATGCGGAGATTGTCTATGGGGAGATGACAATAGAGCGTGTAGCGCGTCTGGCGTGCATTCCTGTGCGCTTAAATCCTTGGCAGATGGATGAGCTATACCAACACATGAAGAGCGAACTGAAGCGGTTACAGGAGCTAAGGGCGCATGGTGTTACAGGGCGCATCGATTTCACATTGCCAGACTGGTATCAGGACGGAATTCAACTCCGCATGGGGGAATCTCAATGTGCAGCATAACCAGCATTAACCAGGCAAAACAGCAGCGTGAACGTGACGAAGCTGAATTGCGCAGCGTCAGAGAGATGACGGAGCAACACCAGAAGGCGATGGATTATCTGCATGAGCGAGGGCGTGAACTGGTGAACCGGCTGGGGTTGAATAAGCCAACGGGAGACGATGCTGCATGAGACTCGAAAGCGTAGCTAAATTCCATTCGCCAAAAAGCCCGATGATGAGTGATTCACCGCGGGCTACGGCTTCTGACTCTCTTTCCGGTACTGATGTGATGGCTGCTATGGGGATGGCGCAATCACAAGCCGGATTCGGAATGGCTGCATTCTGCGGTAAGCATGAACTCAGCCAGAACGACAAACAAAAGGCTATCAACTATCTGATGCAATTTGCACACAAGGTATCGGGGAAATACCGTGGTGTGGCAAAGCTTGAAGGAAATACTAAGGCAAAGGTACTGCAAGTGCTCGCAACATTCGCTTATGCGGATTATTGCCGTAGTGCTGCAACGCCGGGCGCAAGATGCAGAGATTGTCACGGTACAGGTCGGGCAGTTGATATAGCCAAAACAGAGCAGTGGGGAAGAGTTGTTGAGAAAGAATGCGGAAGATGCAAAGGTGTCGGCTATTCAAGAATGCCAGCAAGCGCCGCATATCGCGCTGTAACGATGCTAATCCCAAACCTTACTCAACCCACCTGGTCACGCACTGTTAAGCCGCTGTATGACGCTCTGGTGGTGCAATGCCACAAGGAAGAGTCAATCGCAGACAACATTTTGAACGCGGTCACACGTTAGCAGCATGATTGCCACGGATGGCAACATATTAACGGCATAATATTGACTTTTTGAATAAAGTTGGGTAAATTTGACCCAAGAATGGCAGATTTATATCCATTCACATTCTTTCGGTTTTTACCCACCTCATCTTTAAGTTCTAAGCGCACTGACATGCGCATCATAAACTCGAGAGCACATAGGAATAGAGCCTGAGAAATATCGCTTTTGGCGACTTCTCTCGTGGTGATATTTCTATGTCAGCAGGCTCTAATATCTATGTGGTTCGCCTATGTTAAAACGTGAAGATGCATTGAGACTTTTTAATTACAATCCAGATACTGGAATTCTTACATGGAAGAATCCACCTCGGTCTTCCAGATTTATCTATGGCTCTGTTGTTGGCTATAAAACAAATGGATATCTGCAGGTAAAACTTTATGGAATGCGGCTATATGTCCATAGAATTGCATGGCTGATGGTTTACAATGATTGGCCAACCGATGTGATTGACCATATTAATGGTGATAGGTCTGATAACCGGATAGCCAATCTTCGTGTTGTTACTAACACTCAAAACTCATGGAACAGCAAGATGAGAAAAAACAATTCATCTGGTGTGAAGGGGGTGACTTTTAATTCTGCTGCAAACAAGTGGGTTGGAAGAATTAGGGTTAATGGTAAAAGGATTCACGTAGGGTGTTTTGACGATATCGAGGAGGCGAGAAAGGCAATGGAAAATGCCAGGATAAAATATCATGGTGAATTCTCCAGTATGGGATAGATGGGTTAATTCGCTCGTTGTGGTAGTGAGATAAAAAGAGGCGGCGCTTACTACCGATTCCGCCTAGTTGGTCACTTCGACGTATCGTCTGGAACTCCAACCATCGCAGGCTGAGAGGTCTGCAAATGCAATCCCGAAACAGTTCGCAGGTAATAGTTAGAGCCTGCATAACGGTTTCGGGATTTTTTATTTGGGTCAGTCGTATAAAGGTCATTACGGAAGGCTGTTAACCTTCTTATCGTGGTTCGAGTCCACGCTGTCCCGCCAAATATGCTGGTTTAGCTCCAATGGTAGAGCAGTCGCCTTGTAAGCGAATGGGTAGCGGTTCAAGTCCGTTAACCAGCACCATAACTGAGCCGTAGCCACTGGCTATCCTGAACTCATCAGTGATAGTTATGCTGCGGCCTTCTACATATGATCTTCGTGAAAGCGGGTGGCATGAGGTTGCGCTAACAACCTGGGATAAACAATGCAGAACCATATCGGTTGCGCTAACAACCTCATGCCGTTTTGCCCGTGCATATCGGTCACGAACAAATCTGATTACTAAACACAGTAGCCTGGATTTGTTCTATCAGTAATCGACCTTATTCCTAATTAAATAGAGCAAATCCCCTTATTGGGGGGTAAGACATGAAGATGCCAGAAAAACATGACCTGTTAGCCGCCATTCTCGCGGCAAAGGAACAAGGCATCGGGGCAATCCTTGCGTTTGCAATGGCGTACCTTCGCGGCAGATATAATGGCGGTGCGTTTACAAAAACAGTAATCGACGCAACGATGTGCGCCATTATCGCCTGGTTCATTCGTGACCTTCTCGACTTCGCCGGACTAAGTAGCAACCTCGCTTATATAACGAGCGTGTTCATCGGCTACATCGGTACTGACTCGATTGGTTCGCTTATCAAACGCTTCGCTGCTAAAAAAGCCGGAGTAGAAGATGGTGGAAATCAATAATCAACGTAAGGCGTTCCTCGATATGCTGGCGTGGTCAGAGGGAACTGATAACGGACGACAGAAAACCAGAAATCATGGTTATGACGTCATTGTTGGCGGAGAGCTATTCACTGATTACTCCGATCACCCTCGCAAACTTGTCACGCTAAACCCAAAACTCAAATCAACAGCAGCCGGGCGCTATCAGCTTCTTTCCCGTTGGTGGGATGCCTACCGCAAGCAGCTTGGCCTGAAAGACTTCTCTCCGAAAAGCCAGGACGCTGTTGCACTACAGCAGATTAAAGAGCGTGGCGCTTTACCGATGATTGATCGCGGTGATATCCGTCAGGCAATCGACCGTTGCAGCAATATCTGGGCTTCACTGCCGGGTGCTGGTTATGGTCAGTTCGAGCATAAGGCAGACAGCCTGATTGCAAAATTCAAAGAAGCTGGCGGAACGGTCAGAGAGATTGAGGTATGAGCAGAGTAACCGCGATTATCTCCGCTCTGATTATCTGCATCATCGTCTGTCTGTCATGGGCTGTTAATCATTACCGTGATAACGCCATCGCCTACAAAGCCCAGCGCGATAAGGCCGCATCCACAGTCGCTGACATGCAGAAGCGTCAACGTGACGTAGCAGAACTCGACGCCAGATACACAAAGGAGCTTGCTGATGCTAACGCGACTATCGAAAGTCTCCGTGCTGATGTTTCTTCTGGTCGTAAGCGCCTGCAAGTCGCCGCCACCTGTGCAAAGTCAACGACCGGAGCCAGCAGCATGGGCGATGGAGAAAGCCCAAGACTTACAGCAGATGCTGAACTCAATTATTACCGTCTCAGAAGTGGAATCGACAGGATAACCGCGCAGGTTAACTACCTGCAGGAGTACATCAGGACGCAATGCCTGAAATAATTTCCCTCGCAAAGAAATTTGACAAGTGACTTTCATGAAAATGCCTCGCGATGCGGGGCGTTTTTATATCCGCAGTAAATGCGCATCGCAGCGCATATAAACCCCGAGTCTTTCAGAAAGCTGAGCCTGAGAACTGCCGTATATGGTGGCGACCATCTCGGGGACGGCTTTTCTGTGCGAACAGGCTCATCTTTCTAAAAGGTAAACGCTATGAATATCGTCCCACTCAATTACAAAGGCGAAGCCATCCGCTTCAATACTGATGGCTGGATTAATGCCACTGATATTGCAAAACGTTTCGGTAAGCGTCTGGATCACTGGTTGTCCAACGCTGAAACTCTCGAATACGTTAGAGCATTGGATGAGGTTTATTCAGGTGAACCATCGAAAATTCTACATACCCGTGATTCCGGGTAATCGAAAATTCTACATACCCGTGGGCGGCGGAACATGGCTGCATCCAAAGTTATCAGTTGCCTTTGCAAGATGGTGCGATCCGAAATTCTCCGTCTGGTGCGACCTGCACATTGATAGCCTGCTTCGTGGTGAACTGACTGAGCAGCAGAAATATGAGCAAGCGTGTCGCATTCGTGATGACCGGAAATCAAAAGCCAGCAATGGAGCAAGGGAGATGGCTCGCTGGCGATGGGATAAGCCGGTCATTGAAGCCAATGTTGAGTTCTGGCGCGAGCAACTACAGTTGACTCTCGATATCGCGTGCTGATGGTAAACGCAAAACTGCGTTATCGGAAAAATCAAAGAATTACGAGAACTGCTAAACGGCTATCCATTACAAAGCCTATCTACGGGTGGGCTTGATAATGAAACCTGAGTTTATTTCCTGTCAAACAATATTCAATTAGCAGCAGTACAGCTAAACAACCCAAGCCAGTAAGTGGGGAAATAACAGCGTTGTATCGTCGCAGTATCACCGCATTAACAATGACCGCAGCCCTTAATGGGAGCTCCTTCTGCGTGAGTGTGCAATGATAATCAATAACGATGCATACCGGGGTTTGCAGCTTTTACGATGGCTGGTCTATCCCTCATTGCTCGCCATCTCGATGCGGGGGTAGAAGAAATCGAGAGTGTTTTACAGTTCTTTCCACCACGAGGGCTCTATAAAGCAGAATTTGTTTTATGTGCGCCTCCGGGTGATATACCAACTAAGTAGAGGAATATTCCAATATGACAGGTCTGACAATTAAGCAAGAAGCTTTCTGTCAGGCATACATCGAAACGGGTAATGCTTCTGAGGCTTATCGGACGGCGTATGCTGCTGACAAGATGAAGCCGGAGGCAGTACATGTTCAAGCATGTAAGTTGCAGGATAACCCTAAGATAGCCCTAAGGATAAAAGAATTGAGGGGCGAGATTAAGCAACGCCATAACGTCACCGTCGATTCTCTCCTCGCTGAACTGGAAGAGGCCAGACAAAAAGCCTTAAGCGCCGAGACGCCACAATCATCTGCAGCTGTAGCGGCGACAATGGGCAAGGCTAAGCTGGTCGGCCTTGATAAGCAGATTATCGATCACACCTCATCTGATGGAACTATGGCAACGAAGCCAACCACTATTCGCCTGGTAGGAGTTGACCCAGCAAATGGAAAGCCAAGTTGACCTCCAGATACCTGCCAAGTTAGTTCCTGTATTCGCGACAGAAGGAATCCGTTATCGTGGTGCTCACGGTGGACGTGGATCTGCTAAGACGCGTACGTTTGCACTAATGACTGCCGTCAAAGCGTACCAAGCGGCAGAAGCCAATATCAGTGGAGTTATCCTGTGCGCTCGAGAATACATGAACTCGCTGGAAGAATCCTCCATGGAGGAGGTAAAGCAGGCAATTCGCTCCGTGGCGTGGCTTGATGATTACTTTGACATTGGAGAGAAATACATCAGGACAAAGAACCGCAAGGTCAGCTATGTATTCTGCGGTCTTCGCCATAACCTAGACAGCATCAAATCAAAAGCGCGAATTCTTGTAGCCTGGGTTGACGAGGCCGAGTCCGTTTCTTCGACTGCGTGGAAAAAGCTTCGCCCGACCGTTCGTGAAGAAGGCTCAGAAATCTGGGTTACGTGGAACCCGGAGAAGGACGGCAGCGCCACCGACAAACTTTTCAGAAAGAATCCCCCAAAAAGCTCAATTATTGTCGAGATGAACTATGTCGACAATCCATGGTTCCCTGCTGTGCTTGAGGAAGAGCGACAGGAAGACTTGGCAAACCTTGATTACGCAGATTACGCGTGGATATGGGAGGGGGCTTACCTCGAAAACTCAGATAAGCAGGTGCTGGCTAACAAATACATCGTGCAGAGCTTCGAAGACAATCTATGGAGGAAATCAGAGCGCTTGCTGTTCGGTGCTGACTTCGGATTCGCGAAAGACCCCAGCACGCTTATTCGCATGTTCATTCTGGATAACAACCTCTACATCGAATACGAGGCCTACGGCAATGGCGTAGAGCTCGACGATATGTGGAAGTTTTATGCAGGCAAAACCGATGCCACGCCGAAACAGCTTGAGGACTGGGAGGTCACTGACGATGCGAAATTCCCCGGTATCCCTGAAGCGCGTAAATGGCCCATCAAAGCCGACAACTCTAGGCCAGAAACTATCAGCCATATCAAAGGGCAGGGATTCAATATCTCAGCTGCTCAGAAATGGCAGGGTAGCGTAGAGGACGGCATCACCTTCCTACGTGGATTTAAGAAGATCATCATCCATCCTCGCTGTAAAGAAACGGCGAAAGAGGCGCGGCTTTACTCGTACAAAACAGACCGTATCACTGGCGAAGTCTTGCCGATTATCGAGGATAAGAACAACCACTGCTGGGATGGAATCCGGTACGGTCTGGACGGGTATATCAAACGCAAACCTAAATCGATGGGGATGATGATTCCTAAGCGCCTTAGGGGGCAATAATCATGAAAAACAAATGCAAATGCCCTGGCTGCAAACGCAAAAGAAAAGGCTGGCCGGGTTATCAGCCATGCGCCACCAAATATCCTGCTGGGGGAATTGCTCCACCACCTAAACGACCATAACGGACAATCCATGACTGACAAATTAACACTAGCCGTCAATCACGCGCTGAATGACGTCAGGCTTGCTCGCGCCCGTATGGGGTTGATGGTGCCGACGATGGGGTTGGATAATAAGCGCCATTCCGCATGGTGCGAATACGGCTTCCCTGAGCTGGTCACCTACGAAAACCTCTACTCCCTGTACCGGCGCGGTGGTATTGCCCACGGTGCTGTAGAGAAGCTTGTTGGCAAGTGCTGGCAGACCAACCCGGAAATCATTGAAGGTGACGATGCCGACGATAGCGAAGACGAAACCTCCTGGGAGAAAAAGTCCAAACAGGTATTCACCAACCGATTATGGCGCTCATTCGCTGAGGCGGATCGCCGTCGTCTTGTCGGTCGATATGCCGGAATACTGCTGCATATCCGTGATGAAAAAGACTGGAATCTGCCTGCCACGAAAGGTCGTGGGCTACAGAAGGTTTCCGTGTCATGGGCTGGGTCGTTGAAGGTTGGAGAGTGGGACACTGGAATTAACTCTAAGACATACGGCCAGCCGAAGATGTGGAAGTACACCGAACGGTTGCCGAATGGTTCAAGCCGCCGTGTGGATATTCACCCTGACCGAGTATTCATCCTGGGGGATTACTCAGAAGATGCAATCGGATTCCTTGAACCAGCATATAACGCCTTTGTCAGCCTGGAGAAGGTGGAAGGTGGTTCAGGTGAGTCGTTCCTGAAGAACGCTGCACGCCAGCTTAATGTCAACTTCGAAAAGGAAATAGACTTCACAAATCTGGCGTCGCTGTATGGCGTGAGTATCGATGAACTACAGGATAAGTTTAACGAAGTTGCCGGGGAAATTAACCGTGGTAACGACGTGCTAATGACCACACAGGGGGCGACAGTTACACCCCTCGTTACATCAGTTGCGGACCCTACAGCAACATACAACGTGAACCTCCAGACAGCAGCCGCAGGGGTAGATATTCCTACGCGAATTCTGATTGGTAATCAGCAGGCAGAACGTTCAAGTACTGAAGACCAAAAATATTTCAACGCCCGATGTCAGTCTCGCCGCGTAGACCTGTCATTCGAAATAGAGGACTTCTGCGACAAGCTCATTGAGCTGAAGATTATCGATGCAGTGGCCAAGAAGGCAGTTATCTGGGATGACCTGAACGAACAGACCGGTACTGAAAAGCTCACCAACGCCAAGACTATGGGCGAGATTAACCAGACCATGCTGGGCAGCGGTGACAACCCGGCGTTTAGCCGTGAGGAGATTCGCACAGCTGCTGGCTATGACAATGATGACGAAGAGCCATTAGGAGAAAAGGATGGCGACGAAGAGGACAAAGCCACCGATTCTGCCGCGTAACTATCAGGATCCGACCGGAGCCGATGCGCTGGAACGCCGGGCAATGAAAGACTTCTCCAGGCTGATGAATAAGATTGGCAAAGCGTACAAATCAGCACTAGACAAAATACCTTCCTCCCTCGCAGTAAACGCCAGATATGAATACCAGCTAAACCCAACGCTGCTCTCCATCATCCTGAACGATGCCAGTTACCTGGTAGACCAGGTGCTGCTTGATGGTGACGAATACGACCTGTGGTTTTACGAGTACATCGACCTGGCTGCTGAGAAAGGGACAGGCCAAGCCTTCTACAACCTCAGCCAGCAATCACCTGTGTATGCAGCAGGACGCGAGTCACTGGCGGCAATCCTCGCGAGTGACCAGTATCAGCAACGTATGGCGCTGGTACATGCGCGCGTGTTTGAGGAAATGAAAGGGCTGAGTGCTGATGTTAAGCGCGACATGGCACGAGTGCTGACTGATGGCGTGGGGCGAGGGCTTAATCCCAGTGACATTGCTCGTAACCTGACTGCACAGGCTGGCATAGAGAAGCGCCGGGCGAACAGGATAGCGCGCACTGAAGTGACTACCGCGCTGCGTCGAGCCAAGTGGGATGAAGACCAGGAGGCGAATGACCTCTTCGGCCTGAAAACGCTTCTGGTTCACATCTCGGCGCTGTCACCGACAACGCGACACACCCACGCCGTGCGCCATGCTCACCTCTACACAAATGAAGAGGTTCGTGAATGGTATGCAAAGGATGCGAACAGTATCAACTGCAAATGCAGCCAACAGTCAGTTCTGGTTGACGACGATGGAAGGCCTCAGTTCCCAGACACCATTACCAAAATCAAACAAGAATATAAATCGATGCAGGCGCGCGGTTACGCTTGGGCGGAGAAATAACTATGCCTATTCAGGTAAACATCACCACGAAGGTGAACAGCCAGTCTATCAGGCGCGAAACATACAACGGGCGTGAGCACTTGGTGCTGCCGAGCTACACGCTGCCGGCGAACGTCGTAATGAATGGCGGGCTGTACACGCAAGAGCAAATCGACGCCCACTATAAAGGGCTGGAAGGCACCCTGGCACCGCTTGGGCATCCTCAGGTTAACGGTCAGTTTGTTTCTGCTTTCTCGCCTGAGGGGATTAACGCAGGCCATATCGGCGCGTGGAACCGCAACGTTAAGAAGTCCGGTAATCGCATCTACCTCGAAAAGTGGGTTGATGTGGCCCGCGCCAGCGAGTCTGAAGGTGGCAGGGAACTGCTTGAACGTGTCGCTGCCATTGAGCGCGGTGAAGACGTTCCGCCGATTCATACCAGTGTTGCCGCATTCCTCGACCAGCTTGAGCCCAACGATCAGCAGCGCGCCACAGGTGCTGAGTGGGTGGCAGATATCCACGGTATGGACCACGACGCGATCCTGCTGCACGAAGTTGGAGCCGCTACTCCGGAGCAGGGCGTTGGCCTGATGGTTAACGCTGATCTGGCGCAGCCGCTTAAGGCGAACTCAGGCGCGCTGGTGGGAGAATCCTACCGGGAGCGCGAGCAGCGCCTCGATCGCGCAGCCAAAGCGAAGTTTGCGGCGGGCGCGGATGAATATGCCTGGGTGGCTGATTTCACTGATTCTCAGGCGGTAATCGTCAGAAATGGCGGTACTGCTGAGGTATTTGGCTACAAGTCAGATGGCGGCGCAATCACCTTCGACGACACCGGAACGTCAGTCGCACGACAGGAATCATGGGTGGCTATCGTCGCCAACAAATTCAAATCTCTTTTCACACCGCAGGAGCAGCCTGCAACAAACCACAAAACGGAGGGCGACATGCCTTTAACCAAAGAAGAACTGGAACAACTCGGCAGCATGGTTAGCGAGGCCGTTGCCACCAATACCGAAAAAGCGATCAAGCCTCTCGCAGAAAAGGTAGATGCGTTGCAGGCCAACCAGCAGCAATTGGCTGAAACTCTGACTGCCAACTCCCGCGCAGAAGAGAAAGCCAAGCGTGAAGCGGTGGCGAAAGTTCACGGCGAGATCGTGGCTAACGCTCTTTCAGGCGAAGCACTGGATGCGATGTTTAAAACAATCGGTGAATCCGCGCCGCTGGGTGCCAACTCTGCGCAACAGCAGAAAGAAACCGGTGCACCTGCCGCATCTGAATACTTCAAATAAGGAGCCTGGAAATGTCACGTTATCGTCGCGTTAATATCGACGGGAAATCGCTCTACAAGACCGAAACCCGTCTCACCGCCGCAGAACTACTGCCAGGCACCGCCGTCACTATTAACGGTGATGGTAAGTTCGCACAAGCCACAGCATTAACTGGCCGCATGTACATTATTGATTGTGCTTATCATCAGGGGCTTGGCATTCGTGATGCCGTTCCTGCTGGCGATTCTGCTGTTGGCAACTATGTCGAAGAAGGTCGTGAACTTGCGCTTCTGTGTGTACCTGGTGCGTACAAGAAGGACAGCCCGATTAAGCTTGGCGCGGCTGGTCAATTCACACTGGCAACTGGCGACACCGATTCAGTAATCGGCTACAGCCAGGACGAGTTCACCATCGCAGCCAGCACCACCGATTTCATTCGCGTTCGTATGCGCGTTGGCACTGCCGCCGCTGCAGGCGCGTAACAAAAGGATAAACATATATGTATTTCTCTAAAGAAACACTGGCGACCAACTCGCGCCTTGGTGGTCACTGGAATGAGCTTTGGGCAAACCGCAACATGTGGAACGCACAACATGATGCCATGATTGCGGCAAATCGTTCTAATATGACTCCTGAATGGCTGGCGGTTAATGCTGTAGGCGGTTTTACGCGTGATTTCTGGGCCGAGATTGACCGTCAGGTGCTGCAACTGCGTGATCAGGAGGTTGGCATGGAAATCGTCAACGACCTGATTGGTGTGCAGACTGTTCTTTCTGTTGGCAAAACTGCAAAGCTCTACAACGTTATTGGTGATATCGCTGATGATGTGTCTGTGAGCATTGACGGTCAGGCTCCATTCTCATTTGACCATACCGAATATGCGAGTGATGGCGACCCGATTCCGGTATTCACCGCAGGTTACGGCGTGAACTGGCGTCATGCTGCTGGTCTTAACTCTGTAGGTATTGACCTTGTGCTGGATTCGCAGATGGCTAAAATGCGCAAGTTTAACCAGAAGCGTGTCAACTACTATCTGAACGGCGACCCGAATATTCAGGTGCAGTCCTACCCGGCACAGGGTATCAAAAACCACCGTAACACCAAGAAGATCAACCTGGGTTCTGGTTCTGGTGGCGCAAATATAGACCTGACCACTGCCGATATGACAGCACTGTTTGCTTTCT